GCTAACAATAATTAAGAAACATGTAATGGCCAGAAACCGATATCGGTTGCTGGCACTGTATATCTGAGATCGCATCGGTTGCTGGCACTGTGTATCTGAGATCGCAACGCATTGCCAGGAATTTCTGCATATAAGACAAGAAACTTAGAGCAGATGGAGAACTGCCTGCCACGCTCGCTAGAGAAGCTGCAGCAAATATTACAAATATCATTGGAGGACTTGCCGTTTGGTTGTATATTTTGCGGGAAATTGCTTGGGGCTGCAGAAAAACAATTGTTCAAATGCACGGGGCTATGCATTGTATGGCATAAAGGGTGGCCGTATGGGACCTGCAGAGACTGCACTGTATTGTCTTGTGCTTTGGATCTTTATTGTCACCTTGCTCTTACTGCTCCTGCTTTGGAGGCTGAAGCGCTGGTTGGTCAGGAAATATCTAGCTGGTTCATGCGTTGTACAGTTTGCGGAAGAAGATTAACTATTCCAGAAAAGATTGAATTAAGAGCTAGAAATTGCACGCTTTGTTGTATTGATAAAGGTCAATATTTCCAGTGGAGGGGTCATTGCAGTTCTTGCAAACTGTCAGACCAAGGTGATTTGGGGGGCTATCCCCCGAGTCCCGGCAGTCGCTGCGGGGAATGTGACGAGTGTTGCGTCCCGGACCTGACACATCTAACTCCGGTGGATCTGGAGGAACTTGGATTATATCCAGGCCCCGAAGGAACCTATCCGGATTTAGTTGACCTAGGGCCAGGCGTTTTTGGGGAAGAAGACGAGGAGGGGGGTGGGCTGTTTGACAGCTTCGAGGAGGAGGATCCTGGACCCAACCAGTGTGGGTGTTTTTTTTGCACCAGCTATCCGTCCGGAACAGGTGATACAGATATAAATCAGGGACCGGCAGGAGCTGCAGGGATTGCACTGCAGTCAGATCCAGTCTGTTTCTGTGAGAATTGTATTAACTTCACAGAATTTAGATGATAGTATTTCTGCTATCCTGTGCGCAGGGCTGCTTCTTTATCTTTTTTCTTTATATACTACTGTTTTTCCTTCTGTACTGGCTTTATCGAATTCTGCAAGATGATAGGCAGAACTCCTAAGCTTAGTGAGCTGGTTTTAGGTGAAACTGCTGAAGCGCTTAGTCTGCATTGCGACGAAGCATTAGAGAATTTAAGTGATGATGATGAGGAGGATCATCAAGATAGACAGGTGTTCATAGAAAGGCCCTATGCAGTGTCCGTGCCATGTAAGCGCTGTAGGCAAACTATCAGCTTCGTCTGCGTCTGTGCTCCAGAAGCCATAAGAACCTTGAATCGACTGCTATCCGCATCGCTTTCCCTGGTGTGCCCGGAGTGTTGTAACTGAAAATGGCTGAAGGTACAGACCCTTTAGATGACTGTGGGGGGTTCTTAGACACGGAAGCGGACTGTTTAGACTGTGACAACCTTGAGGAGGACCTGACAGAGCTGTTTGATGCTGACACTGTAAGCAGTTTACTAGATGATACAGATCAGGTGCAGGGAAATTCCCTGGAACCTTTTCAGCATCATGAGGCGACTGAGACCTTGAAAAGCATAGAGCATCTCAAGAGAAAGTATGTCGATAGTCCTGATAAGAGCCTGGGTATCGACAACTCCGTCAATGCCTTGAGTCCAAGATTACAAGCTTTCTCACTGTCAGGACAAAAAAAGGCTGTTAAAAAGAGACTTTTCGGTACTGACGGAGATGAAGCTGCTTCTGGTGCTGAGTCGTTACAGGTAGAATCGGGATTTGGGTCTCAACAAAGCGTATCAGATACACCTGTGACTGACATTTTAAATGCAAATACAGCAAGAGTCAAACATTTGTTGTTATTTAGGCAAGCTCACAGTGTTAGCTTTTCGGAGCTCACCAGAACATTTCAAAGTGACAAGACTATGAGTTGGGATTGGGTAGGTGGGCTGGCGGACATTCATGTAAGCGTGTTGGAGAGCTTGCAGACATCTCTGAGAAGTCATTGCGTATATGTTCAGTATGATCTCAATTTTGCAGAGACAAATGCTTCATCTCTGCTGCTGCTCCTGAGATTTAAAGCACAAAAATGTAGGGACGGGGTTAAAGCGCTGCTATCCCAATTGTTGGGAGTTCAAGATCTAAAAGTTTTATTAGAACCTCCAAAAACAAGGAGTGTCGCTGTTGCATTGTTCTGGTACAAAAGGGCGATGGTTTCTGGGGTTTTTAGCTACGGTCCAATGCCTGAATGGATAACGCAGCAGACAAATGTTAACCATCAAATGTTGCAGGAAAAGCCGTTTCAGTTGTCTGTCATGGTCCAGTGGGCATATGATAACCACCTTCAGGATGAAAGTAGTATTGCATACAAGTATGCAATGCTCGCTGAAACTGATGAGAATGCAAGAGCGTTTCTAGCTTCTAATTCTCAGGCGAAGTATGTTAGGGACTGTTGCAACATGGTCAGACTCTATTTAAGAGCAGAAATGAGACAGATGACCATGTCTGCATGGATAAACTACAGATTGGATGGGATGAACGATGATGGGGATTGGAAGGTGGTCGTGCATTTTCTGCGGCACCAACGAGTGGAGTTCATACCTTTCATGGTGAAGCTGAAGGCCTTCCTAAGAGGAACACCAAAAAAAAATTGCATGGTGTTTTATGGGCCACCAAATAGTGGGAAGTCATATTTTTGCATGAGCCTCATAAGATTACTTGCAGGACGGGTCTTGTCGTTTGCAAACAGCAGAAGCCATTTTTGGCTGCAACCATTAGCAGACGCCAAGCTAGCGCTCGTGGATGATGCTACATCCGCGTGCTGGGATTTCATTGATACATACCTCAGAAATGCCCTTGATGGCAATCCCATATCGGTGGACCTGAAGCACAAGGCACCAATAGAGATTAAGTGCCCTCCCCTCCTGATAACCACAAATGTGGACGTCAAATCAGATGATAGATGGAGATACTTATTTAGTAGAATTTGTGTGTTTAACTTTTTGCAAGAATTGCCCATTAGAAATGGGACACCTGTGTATGAATTAAATGATGCAAACTGGAAATCTTTTTTTAAAAGGTTCTGGTCCACCTTAGAACTAAGCGACCCGGAAGACGAGGGTGACGATGGAGGCTCTCAGCCAGCGCTTAGACTCCATACAGGAGGAACTTCTCAGTCTCTATGAGAAGGAGAGCACGAGTTTGGAGTCCCAGCTACAGCACTGGAACTTACTAAGAAAAGAACAGGTCCTTTTACATTTCTGTAAAAAACACGGGATCAGGCAACTGGGCTACACGCCTGTCCCGTCTCTTCTTACCTCACAGGAATGTGCAAAGCAAGCCATAGAAATGGTGCTGTACATTGAAAGCCTACTCAGGTCCCCGTATTCAGATGAGCCATGGACATTGCAGGATACCAGTAGAGAAAGGTTCGAAAGCCCTCCGCAAAAGACATTCAAAAAGAACCCAGCTATTGTTGAGGTTTACTATGATGGTGACAGAGGGAACAACAATGAATACACACTGTGGGGTATATTTATTATTGGGAACGCTGATGGGGAGTGGGTTAAGACTGAAAGTGGAGTGGACTATAGAGGGATTTATTATGTGGACTCTGAAGGAAACTATGTGTATTATGTGGACTTCTCAACCGACGCGGGACGTTTTGCTGCTAATGGACACTATGACGTGGTGTTTCAAAACATGCGCCTCTCTTCTTCTGTCACCAGCTCCCCCCAGCCGCTGGTCAGTGCCCCTGAAGACACCGTCCCCGAAGAGGCCCCCGACAGTGCAGTGCCCGCCGCTCAAAAGAAAACAGGGCCCAAAACCACGCGTACACTGGGCAGACGAAGGTCAAGGTCACCAGGGGTGCAACGAAGGCCGGCAAAGCAACGAAAACAGGCCGCCCCGGACGAAGCGGATTCTGCTGCCGGGGACATCAGACCGCCTGCTCCAGAGGACGTTGGACGAAGAACTACGACGGTTGGAAGAACACCTCCCGGGCGGAATAGACGGCTTCGCGAGCTTATAACAGAAGCTAGCGATCCGCCCGTGATTTGCTTGAAAGGGGGGCACAACCAGCTTAAGTGCTTAAGGTATCGCCTTAAAAGCAAGCACTCCTCACTATTCGACTGCATAAGCACTACTTGGAGCTGGGTTGACACAACGAGCACATGCAGGCTAGGTAGCGGGCGCATGCTTATAAAGTTTGCGGACTCTGAGCAGCGCGATAAGTTTCTTAGCAGGGTCCCACTCCCATCAACAACGCAGGTGTTTTTAGGGAATTTTTATGGGCTTTAGTGACGTGTATGCATGTAACCCATTCCCATCAGCAGCTTTTGTAACGCAACGTTTTTTTGTACCAATAAATCTTGCACATACGCAAAAGGTGTCATGGTTGCACGGTCACGAAAACGCAGGGCTGCACCACAAGACATTTATCCAACATGCAAAATTGCTGGCAATTGCCCAGCTGACATACAGAATAAATTTGAAAACAAAACAATTGCAGATAAAATTCTGCAGTATGGCAGCCTTGGTGTTTTCTTTGGAGGACTTGGAATCAGTAGTGCCGGAGGTTCTGGGGGTCGACTAGGGTACACCCCATTATCTGGAGGGGGGGGACGTGTCATAGCAGCAGCCCCAGTAAGACCTCCCATAACAACAGAATCTGTAGGCCCTCTAGATATAGTGCCTGAGGTAGCTGATCCTGGGGGTCCTACTCTAGTGTCACTACATGAACTGCCTGCAGAAACACCATATGTATCAAGCACAAATGTTACAGGGGATGGCGCAGCAGAGCCCCTTCCAGCTGGTCATGGGGGAAGCCAGATTTCAGACGTCACATCTGGTACATCCGGCACAGTGTCCAGAACACACATTAATAACCCTGTATTCGAGGCTCCAATGACCGGTGATCAGGATGTCTCGGATGTGCATGTATTTGCTCACTCTGAAAGTAGTATAACTATCAACCAAACAGAAAACACGGGCGGAGAGCTAATAGAGATGGTCCCCCTCAGACACCCCCCTCGCAGTGAGGGAGATTTCAGGGAAACATCCTTCAGCACAAGCACACCAATCCCTGATAGATCTGCGTTGCGATCTATAAACGTAGCTAGCAGAAGATATCAGCAGGTACAAGTAGAAAACCCTGCTTTCCTGAACAGGCCCAGGGAACTGGTGCAATTCGAAAACACATTTGACAATCCTGCTTTTGTGGATGATGAGCAACTAAGCCTCCTTTTTGAACAGGATCTAGACACCGTAGTTGCAACTCCAGATCCTGCGTTCCAGGATGTTGTGCGTTTAAGTAGGCCTAGTTTCACTCAATCCAGAGCTGGTAGGGTTCGCGTCAGCCGCCTGGGGAGGACGCTAACAATGCAAACACGCAGTGGTAAGGCCTTTGGGCCTGCCAAACACTTCTACTATGAGCTTTCAAGCATAGCAGAAGGTCCCGAGCCAGACATCCTCATCCCCGAATCAGAACAGGAAACATCATTCACAGATGCCACATCTAAAGACACACAACAGGAAGCAGAAGTGTATGCAGATGGTTCAACCCTGGAAACTGACACATCGGCAGATGAAAACTTGACACTTGTCTTTTCAGACAGAGGCAGGGGTCAGGGTTCACATGTACCTATTCCAGGCAAGTCCACAATTGGGGGTCCTGTAAATATTGGGGACAGCAAATACTATACTCTGAACCCTGGAGAAACTACAAGCTTTGAAGCAGATGTAATTTCACCTGTTTTCATATTTGAGGGTAACGCAGATGGCACTTACTATCTAGAGGAACCTCTACGAAAGAAAAGACGCAAATCTATCTTTTTACTTGCAGATGGCAGTGTGGCTGTCTACGCAGAATAAGTTTTACCTGCCGCCTCAGCCTGTCACAAAGATACCTAGCACGGATGAATACGTTACTCGGACAAACGTCTTTTATTATGCATCCAGTGACCGGCTACTCACAGTGGGACATCCATACTATGAAATACGTGATAAAGGCACCATGCTTGTTCCAAAGGTTTCTCCAAACCAATACAGAGTATTTAGAATCAAACTCCCTGACCCTAACAAGTTTGCATTTGGTGACAAGCAACTATATGATCCAGAGAAGGAACGGCTTGTGTGGTGCCTTAGAGGTATTGAGGTCAATCGAGGCCAGCCTCTAGGAGTCAGTGTCACAGGAAACCCTATCTTTAATAAATTTGATGATGTCGAGAATCCCACAAAGTATTACAATAACCATGCAGACCAGCAAGACTACAGAAAAAGCATGGCGTTCGACCCCAAGCAAGTGCAGCTGTTAATGCTTGGATGCGTCCCTGCCACAGGAGAACACTGGGCTCAGGCAAAGCAGTGTGCAGAGGATCCACCACAACAGACCGACTGTCCCCCCATTGAACTAGTGAACACTGTTATAGAAGATGGGGACATGTGTGAAATAGGCTTTGGGGCAATGGACCATAAAACATTGCAGGCCAGTTTATCAGAGGTTCCCCTTGAGTTAGCACAGTCAATCAGCAAGTATCCAGACTATCTAAAAATGCAAAAAGATCAGTTTGGGGATTCTATGTTCTTTTATGCTAGAAGAGAGCAGATGTATGCTAGACATTTCTTCAGCAGGGCAGGAGGGGACAAGGAAAATGTGAAGAGCAGGGCCTACATAAAACGCACACAGATGCAGGGAGAGGCAAATGCCAACATTGCAACTGACAATTACTGCATCACACCTAGTGGATCTTTGGTCTCTAGCGATTCACAGGTTTTTAACCGTGCATATTGGCTCCAGAAAGCTCAAGGCATGAACAATGGAGTTTGCTGGGACAATCAAATTTTTGTGACTGTGGTAGATAACACCAGGGGTACAATATTAAGTCTTGTCACAAAATCCAAGGAGCAAATCAAGAAGACCCATGGAAAAACAGTACATTTTTCTTCCTATCTAAGGCATGTGGAGGAGTATGAACTGCAATTTGTGCTCCAGCTATGTAAGGTCAAGTTAACACCCGAAAACCTATCATACCTACATAGCATGCACCCAACAATCATAGATAATTGGCAATTGTCAGTGTCAGCTCAGCCCAGTGGAACGCTAGAAGACCAGTACAGATACCTGCAGTCCATTGCAACCAAATGTCCACCCCCAGAACCTCCCAAAGAAAACACTGACCCATATAAAAACTATAAGTTTTGGGAAGTAGATTTGTCTGAGAAGCTATCTGATCAGCTAGATCAGTATCCACTTGGCAGAAAGTTCCTAAATCAAAGTGGCCTGCAAAGAATTGGTACAAAAAGACCTGCACCTGCACCTGTTAGTATTGTGAAATCATCTAAACGCAAGAGACGTACTTAATTGTATATTATTGGATGTGTATTTAATACCTCATAACTTATAAATATACTAAATAAAGTTTAAAACCGATGCATACTAGTATTACTTCTTTTTTGTGAAGCTCTTTGCGACCGCACCCGGTGGCATGTGATGACACATCACACAGTAAGCCTTGAGAGAACGCCAGAGGTTGTAAACATCCTGTTCCGGCTGGCACTGAGCCTGATCGCAGGCAGTGATCTTAACCGTAAGCGTTCTCATTAATTCTGGGGTATTTCCAAGAAAAACGTTATCGCTTTTGGCCACCGTACTCGGTGTCAGCAAATACCAAGCCAAGATCTTTTTTGGTGCCAAAAATCTAAGCAACCGCTCCCGGTCCCGGCAACCGCTCCCGGTCTTGCAACCGCCCACGTTCGACCGCTCCCGGTCTTGCAACCGCCCACGTTCGACCGCTCCCGGTCTTGCAACCGCCAGGTGTGCATGACTGTAAGTATTGACTCACACCGCATGCGGTGTTATGCACTTTGATTTAATGATGGTTGTT